AGCAAGCGCCAATAGCTACGTTTCGTGCACCAGCCGCTGCCCAGGGGACGCCGGGCCTTTTGTCAGAACAGACAAGCAAGCGCCCACGGACCAAGGGCTTCAAGCCCATTGTTGTATTACCAACAGCTGCGTTGCAGTTTGCTGCTGCGGCCTGGATCCCTGGGAAGACGCCCTTTTGTCAGAACAGACAAGCAAGCGCCCTGTAAACAAAGGGTTTCAGAGCCTTCCCCATGCGGCCCTGGACGCCCTGGGAAACTTTTGTCAGAACAGACAAGCAAGCAGTTATCCACAGGTTATTCACAGTTTATGGCAAAGTTATCCACAGCTTTGCCCCATGAACTTTCAAGCGTGGCCCAAGAACCTTGGTCCCCGGTCCATATGGGTTCTGTTTTTAGCCCTTGGACGACCAACGACTCGACCTGGGACGCATGATAGAGGTGCATCGTGAATTTTCTAGGGGTAGAAGGGCGGAGGACCTGGGCCAAGATAAAAGCGGGCGCATCTGCTCTTTCTTCGTGATATGCGATTTGGTGCGGCGAAAGAGAAATTTTATTACTTTGGGTTACTTTAAGTTCAGCGGTGAAGTATACGCCGCGTGGGGACACCCCCAATACATCAGGTATACCGAGATTAACCCATGATTCAATACGCATCAGCCGGAACGACTTTAAATTCGTTTTGACTTTTTTCCAAAATAAAGATTCTTTTTTAGCCACAGTAAGCCAAGTGTATCAAAATAAAGTAAAAAGAACTTGATATATAAGATAGGTTTGATAGACTTGAGTAGTGTAGAGAAGTGTTTTTCTACACGGATAAACGACGGGTAGTGTCATCTTCGGTTGGCACTGCTTGTAAAAACAAACTTAATTACGGGAGTTAATTATGAACCAAATAGATAACCTAAACGGCGAGATGTTAGCAAGAGCGTGTGCTTTTGCAGCCAAGCCAAAAGACGCGCGTTTTTATTTAAGAAGTGTGTTTGTCGAACGCAGAGAAGAGGGCGGTGTTTACATCGTAGCCACCAACGGCCACGTTCTTTGTTGTTACACAGATGAGGAAGCTGTACCGCACGAAGATTTTAAAAGTGTGATACTCGACATCTACCAAGAAAACTCATCGAGAGTTCTGCCCTTTTTCACCGAACTTAAAAAAAGCAAGGGAAAAAGAATGCGCATGATAAACCAAAGCTACATGGGTGCTGTCGCCATCACAGATGAAGGTGATGTGAACTCAAGAATAGTCGACGTCATTGAAGGGAATTATCCTGAATGGCAGAAGATATTCAAATATTGGGCCTTGGAAGGTGCAGACGATCAATTGAATCTTGAAAACGAAAGCGTTGTTTTTGATCCGAAATATTTGGCTATGTTAAAAGACCTTGTTTTAAAAGGATCCAATGATCTGGTGTCTTTTGTTGCCGGTAGTTCAGAAAAAGTTGGTGTGTTTCAAACAAGCAACGCCATTGTTGGCATCATGCCTTGTAGAGCAAATGCTCCTGATACACATGAATTTTTGGAGGTGTCCAAATGACTAATGGTGCAAAAGTGACCTACGGCGAAAACAACAAAGGTGCTGTTTGGCTGGGTTGGGGCAAAGGTAGGGTGTTTTTTGAGAAAGACCCAACAACGGGAGAGATAACTTGGATTGATCCTAGCGAAGATGCTAGGGTCAGCCAGATTCTTATCAGCCGAGCAAAAGCAATATATAAGAAGGTGCAAAACTGATGTTGCGGTTGCTCGGTCTAACAACTATCGTTTTTGGTTTGGTTTTTCTGGATTTGTCCACGTTGCCGATCAAAAACGATTTGTATTTTCTATACCTACTAGGAACGTTTAACAATCTTTTTTCACTTAACTACACCACGGCTGTTGTGCAGTCTTTTTTATGCGCTTCTATCGTAGGCTATGGTTTTTATTTAACAGGGAAATGAACAAAGATAAAAAACAAGAGTGGAAGAAGGTTTATTATTACAACGGCAAAAAAATTCCAAAAAAAGAATATGATAAAGTGCCAAACGGACCAAGAAAATTTTATGGACTTATATAATGAAGATAAAAAACAAAGAGCACCAATCTTTAGGTTTTAAAGAACTTGAAGAATTGGTTTTAGAGTTCCCTACTGATGCTGGTTTAGGAAGATACATCAGACAATTGTATTGGGACAAAAAGAACACGAGACTGCTTGACCAAAGGTTTGATCCACAAGCTGATTGGATAGACGCAACACCAACATGAACCTCCTAGACCCTGTTTTTAATTTTTTTGATTGGATTAAACAAACAATCCACAAAATTAAAAGGGGACCTATACAAACTATACCGAGGAAAAAATGACAAAAGTATGGCGAAAAAACGAGTGGGAAAAAATGACTGAAGACCTTCAAAAAGACCCCAATTTCTACACCTTTGTTCAAAGAATGTATCAAGAAAACACTTCTGAAAGACAAAGCGAAGGAAGAACTCCTTATCTAAATGTTTTTGATTACTACAGGAAATACCCTGGGTGGTTGAGACGAAAGTTTTACGGTGAGTCTTAAAATGAAAAAAAACGACACACGATTAAACCCAACGAGGCCCTATGTTGAGGGCGTTCATAAAAAGAAAACCGATCCTGAGTTTAGGGCTTGGTTTGTGGAAAACAAAGATCAGTTTGCGCCTTGGTTTGTTAAGGGTGTTATAGAAGGCAGCAATCTTTGTGTTGCCAATGCTGTTTGGGAGTGGGAAAAGGCGACCGGAAAAGCCTATGAAGACTGACAAAGAAGACATGGTAAACAGACCTCCTCACTACAACCAAGGAGGAATAGAGTGTGTTCTAGCTATTGAAGCAAGTATGACGCCGGAGGGTTTTCGAGCTTATTTAAAAGGAAACATTATCAAATATTTATGGCGCTATGAGCATAAAAATGGTATAGAAGATTTAAAGAAGGCTCAATGGTACTTAGCTAGATTGAGACTTCATGTAGAAAGACATGGTGAAAACAATGCAGGATTACCAACTAATAAAACATAAGAACAAGTATGTGTTGCTCTGTGGTGATGGTCAAGAAGTTGAGCTTTGTACTCAGAAAGAAGAGGAAGCTGTAAAACTGGCAAAAAGAGCCATAAGACTGTTAAACAGGACTAATCAGAAGCTTCAGTAAAGACTGCTTCTTCTGCTTCCAGGAGAGGTTTGTAGTCTGACAACAGGTCCTTAATTCTTGTCTTGATCTCAGTTTCAGACAAAGATTCCAAAGAACCTGTGCGAATTTCCTTACGCTCAACATAAAGACCGGCCGCTCTTCCCCTTTGAACTTCCGCGGAAACCGCAGCCGTTAAATTCCCTTTTTCAAGAGCCTGATCTCGAATGTCTGCTAGCTTTCTAACATGTCTTCCAAACGTAACTTCGTATTTACGATCCACTTCTGCTTGGAGTTCTCTTATGTATCTGACTACAACAGGATATTTTTGTGGGTTTAGAAGTTCTGATGCTCGGACATGAGCACTTTCTTTGCTATATCCGGCTGTGATTGCACACTCGGTTTGGGTTTTAGATCCGTCGTTGTAAACAAACTCTTTCGCAAATTTGATTTGCTTGTTGGTCAAGTGTTTATCGTTTCGGCCTTTTATGTTTCCTGATGTTCCTTTTGGCATGTTTGAATTATACCCATCAAAGTAAAAATAAGTAAAGATATTTCACCGCACCCACCGCACCTCCACCGCACCTCACTCAGGTTAGGTGAAAACCCCTATAAACAAAGGCTTTCATCCAAAACGCACCTCCGCACCTCACTTTTTGAAAAAAAATTCTGATTAGTCTTTTGTAAAATCTCAAAAACAGAAGTTCAGGTTAGGTTGTAGTTGTCTATATAGGAAAACAAGACCCCTTGATTTTAAAGGGTTTCAGGCGTACCATACCTCGATTTTTACCTAACTTCTAGTGAACTTCTACGTTTTTTTGAGGTGCGGTGGATAAATCAACACAAAACCCCTAGAAATTGAACCTTTATGCCTATAAATTGGAGCTCACCGCATGGAAACAGCAAGAAAACTGTGGGAAATGACCAAAAGTCCCTGGTCCTTCGTCCCTAAAAAACTCAACGAACGTCAAATTGTACAATTCGTACTCGACCTATTTCTTTCCACAATTATACTTGTATCTATGGGACTAGTTCTATATAATTAGTCAATTAACTATAACTAAGCGCGTTAAGTTCTACGGATAAGAGGTGGTCTCAGTTCGTAGATTTGTAAAAAGTTTACTAAAGATTAGCGCTTAGTTCTCCCAAGTGGATTTTAGTAAACAATGAGGCCACAACACTTAAACACACGGAGAAAAAAATGAACCTGAAACCACAAACGGTATTGAGCACGTTCGACGGCATGAGTTGCTTTCGCATCGTTCTTGACCAACTAGGCATACCCATCAAACAATATTTCGCATCAGAGATTGACAAATATCCAATACAAATCGCGCAAAAAAACTATCCGGATACGATACAACTGGGCGATGTCACCAAAGTATTCGCAAAAGACCTGCCCCCCATAGACATTTTAGTGGGCGGTTCGCCATGCCAAGGATTTTCCTTTGCCGGCGATCAATTGGCCTTTGACGATCCCCGCTCCGCTTTGTTCTTTGAGTTCGTAAGACTGTTAAAAGAGTGCAAACCAAAACACTTTCTATTAGAAAACGTGCGTATGAAAAAAGAGTATCTCGACATCATCACAGAGCAACTCGGTGTCGAACCCATCTTCATCAACAGTTCGCTAGTCAGCGCACAAAACCGGCAAAGATATTATTGGACCAACATAGAAGGCGTCGAACAGCCTGAAGATCGTGGCATCGTATTAAAAGACATATTGGAAGACTCGGACTGGTTTACGGACCGAGACAAATCGCATTGCCTCGATGCCAACTACTTCAAAGGCGGAAACCTTAAAAGTTACTTCGAAAAACACAGAAGGCAATTGGTATTCAACAAGCCCATTCAAGTCGGCACAGCAACAGACATCAAAGGGTTTGACATCATCAAACGCGTGTACTCACCGGAAGGCAAATCGCCCACTTTGACAACCATGCAAGGCGGTCATCGACAGCCAAAGGTTGCGGAAGACGAAACGCGTTGGCGCAAACTCACACCACTGGAGTGCGAGAGATTACAAACAGTACCCGATAATTACACCGAAGGCGTCAGCAACACACAACGCTACAAGATGCTTGGCAACGGATGGACAATCGAAGTCATTAAACACATATTTAAGAATATTAAATAAACCTACGTCCGTAATCGCCCAGATTTAGAACCTCATGCACAGGTGAAGAACCTTTGACCAAACCACCTTTTTGCATCCTACCTTCAAATCCACCGCCTTCGATAAGCATTTCTCGAAGCGGTGCGATTTCCAATGCAAAAACATTCACAGGCGCTTCTTTAATGGAGCCGTCCATTTGTTTTACTGACCCTATAAAATCAGCTATCTTTTTAAACTCCAAATCAAACTCTTCGGCTATTTGTTCAGCTTCGTTAATAGCCTCTAGGTAAGGAATTGGCGGACCGCCTCCAGCACTGGCAGTAGGAATATAAAGGTGAGTCACATTGGGATCGTGCATAAGACTTTTTACAATTGTAAGTTGAACCATAGCCCTAGCCCAGTCTTTTACACTCTTTAAAGGCAAATCAGGCGTTACACCAGGACCCGTCGCAACGGCCGCAGATTCTCTTGAACGCAAGAGGTTAAGCTCTTCAATGGTTGGAAGAGTGTCTGGATTAGACGCTTTTTTATACACTTCAAAAAGAGCGGGGTTGTGTATCAAAGCCTCTTCAAAAAGCGGCTTATACAACTCAGCGATTTCTTTCTGTTTAGCTTTGGTCGCCAAAGTTTTTTCGTTGTCTAAAAAGATCCGAATACTTTCTCCAACCGATTCAACTTCTGGGTCACTCACATCATCCGCATCCAACAGACCGCGTTGAACGAAAACCTCTGGGCTATAGAGAAAAGGAAAAGTATGTCCAACCCAAGCATCTATCATCGCATCCGTATCTTCTTTAGTAAGGTCCATTCCCAACAAACGCAGCTGGTTGAGCATTTCTGTTGCCCTAGACAAAGCAGGCGTTTTTTCATGCAATCGAAACTCGTCTTTCATGTTTTTCATCGCTGTCTTCGATATCATTTCATCGACTATCTTCCAAGCTTTGTTTAAGTTCGGCTCCATTTCTTCAAAAACGCGTTCAGGAACCGTGTACTTAATAGCCCTACGATAGTCCCAGTGATCCAATTTGTCTTGCGTGTCTTGCGCTATCCATTCAGGTCGTAAAAAAGATTTTTGGTCAAAGTTAGGCAACAAAGAATCCAAAACCACACTCGGAGTGCTTATTAGGCCCCCACCGGCCCTGAACATGTTGTCCAAAGCGTTTCTAAAAACGTTTCCGTTGTCTAGCTTAATAACCTCTTCATTTGTGAGTTTGGTTCCCCCAACCTTGCTTTTATAAACAAAGTCACTGTATTTTGGGTTGGAGCTCTGTACCCAACCATGCGCTCCCGATTGTATTTCGGTCATGTTTGTGCCCTTGGTGAGTGAATATTTACCGTCTGGTCCATGGCTAAACATACCCCCACGCATCCACGCCACCGTTCCTGGTCCAATCCAATGGTGTGTGTCGTCATTGTAAGAGTAGTAATCAGGGTCGCGTCGTTTTATTTCTTCTTGGTAAGAAGCGATTCTTCTAAGCTGTTCGGTTGTAGGAGCGGTTAAATCTATGCCGGGAGGAAGCTCAGACAATCTGGCTTCTCCTTCTGGATCAATCTCCGCATCATAGTTTAAAACAACCTCTATGTCTTCGCCCAACCTTCTTAACGCAGGGGTGCCGTCTCCTCGAAACTCCATAAACGTTTGCATGGTGGCGCCGTGTTTTGGTTCATAAGGTTCAATCGGCCTTCCTGCTAAAGCATCGGAAGGAAAGAACATAGAATTAAGAGAAACTATTCCAGCCATTCTTTCGTCGGCTTTTTCCAATGCATCATCCACTTTTTTCTGCATCGCCGAATCCCCTTGTCTAGGAAACTCTAGTATTCTGGTTTGAATGTCTTCGCCGGGCTCTGAATCTTCTAAAGTATCTATAAGTATATTAGGGGCATCGGCGTTTGTTAGTTCTTCTTTAACAATCTCAAGAAACCTGTCTCCAAAATAAGTGTCTCTGTTGAACCTTTCATCTAAATTCGGAACAGCAAAAGAAGTGTAGTCGTCTTGGTCGATGCTCCTACCAAAATCTGACAATAAAACACCGTTAAACCCAGACAAGTGGTTTACATACCTGTCTATGATGTCTTGCTTGGTAACTTTTTCTTTTCCTTTGTTTAAAAGAAAATCAGCTATCTTTCCTTCTATCGCTCTAACAGCAAACAAACGGTTTTTTTGTTTTTTGGGACTAAACACGCCGTGTGATGCGGCCCCCTCTCCTGGCGAAACTTGAATGTTTAAAAGCTTTAGTGCTTCGTCAGCCGGTACTGGTTTGTTAGGAAAGTTTGCCAACAAAGGGTTTTCTGGAGACAAAAATTTACTGTACGAGAACAAAGTTGGCTCAACCATACCTTGTTTTGAATTGAATAAAATGTCGGCCTGTTCTTCGCTAAACCTTGGCTTTACCATTCCAAGTGGAGGGGTGCCCGCATCAAAATAGGGGTCAAATTGTTGTATGTCCGAAGATATTCCTTCAACTTTCAATAAAGGAGGTTTGTTGTAGATGTCTTTTCCTTTAATTTTTGGCTCATTGAGATACATTTCAGGTCTTTGGGACTTTGCTTCGTCGTAATAGCCTTTTGATAATTCTTCGACTGTACCTAAAATTTTCTCTTCGTCAAAAAACTCAAGTCGTTCGTCGTCCGCATACTCCGGTGGAGTCAAATAAGCATTGTCGTTTGACACCCTACTAATTACTCTTTTAACAAGAGGAACAACATCTTTTTCCTTAATGCCGGCTTCTTGCGCCACTTCAATCATTTTAGGAAAGAGAGAGTCAAGGCTTTGTGCGTCAACGTTTCCACTAGACATTTGTGAAGTAGTAAGATCTAAAAACTCTAGTTCAGAAGGCTCATAGGCTTTTATCAGATTCGGATACAACCCCTCTGCTCTATTTTTTGCAGCAGCCTGTGCCGTCTCCAACCGAGCTTGTCTTTGTGGATCTTCAAGTACAGCGGGCGCTTCGTCAACAACTTCTTCAGGGGTAGGAGACTCCTCCTCCTTCTTACCAAAAAGTTTTGTAAAAGGGTTGACCGCTAGAGTGCCGTCCTGGGTTGGAGGAGCTACTTGTCCAAGCACTTGGGTACCAATCTGTGTGCCTCCTCCAGCGCCGGCTCCCAACAAACCTTCACCAACGGCGGCTTTGGGATCAAACTGTAGTCCTTGGGCCGTGAGCGCTGAACCGCCAATTTGTTCCAATGAACCTTGTGCGCCCTCAGTCAGCCCTTCAGCAACACCGGCTTTAACTGTTTGTTTTCCCGCTTGTTTAAGAGCGCCTTTACCAATGCTGTTTAGAACCCCAACGTTTTTAATACCAACCGCGTTTAACACACCACTGGCCGTTGCTGTGCCCAGCGCGCCTGTCCAATCTTCCCAATTCGGCTCTTCTCTACCTTCGTTTTTTGCCCTTTCCAATGCAACAGGTCCAGCAATCTGCACCGCTTCAAACAAAGCTGGGCCCAATAAAGCCCCAACCGCCATGCCGACAGGTCCCGCTTGGGCACCAATTGCTGCGCCACCGGCTCTGGTCGCTAAACTTCCAGCGATTTGTCCGGCTTGTTCAAATATGGCTCTTGGAAAATACTCCCAATTAAACCCTTCGCCCTGGGCATTGATAAACTCTCCGGCCGCAGCTTCATAGTTTTCAGGTTCTTTAACAATGTCACGCATGAACTTTTCCCAACCCTCCATACCAAGGGCTTGAAAAGTGGTTGCCATGTTCTCCAGGGGTTGATCTATTGCGTATCGAAAAGCCGAAGAAAGGCTTGTATCTTTGGGGGTCGTCGCCATACCCCTATCATACACTTAATGTCGGTTTGAAAAAAGTCCTTGGTCCGTCGTTGTTTGCATAATAAACGTGGCTAGTTCGACCATCGTCTCTCGATCAAGGTCTGTGGTATTGGTAACAGAAGACAACAGCACAACCAAAGCAGTGGCTATTTCCCAAGGGCTTACCTCTTCTTCGTCAAAATGATTTCTTATGATTGGAATCATATCCGCAACGATTTTATCTACGGTTGTCTGTGTCATGGGGTGCTCTAGGTATTCTTTTACTGTGTCTGTACTCATCATTATAGCCTTTTATTTAAACCAATTTCTTATTTCTCCAAGAACCTCGTTGCTGATTTTAACCTTACTCAAAAGGTTCTGAAGGATTTTTTCATCAACCGTGTTTTCTGATACGAGGTCGATGTATGTGCAACTTTTGTCTTGTCCTATTCTGTGAATCCGATCCTCGGCTTGCACCCTCAATTCTAAATCATAGGAGTTAGAATAAAATATCATGGTACCGGCTTCAGTTAAAGTAATACCTCGACCGCCTGTTTGTGGGTTGGAAATGAAGTAGCGCAACTCAGACTCTGGATCTTGAAACCTGTCAATAATTCTTTGTCTTTCATCTTGCGGTGTCTTGCCGTAATAAGAGGCCACAGAACCTTCACCAAACTTCTCCGCTATGGCTTTTTCCAACTGTTGAATGTCGGTTTGAAACACAGCAAAAATCACAGCCTTATCAGACGTTTCTTCTAATAGGTCTAACACAGTGCGCACTCGATTGTTCTTAAGAACAATTGTTTCTCCGTCTTCGTTACGCAAGCTGCCGGCAACCACTTGCTGCAGTCGCATGATTTGTGTCAGCACGTTCATGGTGCTGAATACTTCGTTGTCTAAAACCATCAACGCTTTTTGTTTCATGGTTCCATACGCTTTTTTCTGTTCATCGGTCAGTTCAACATACCGCTTTGTGTAAACTTTCGGAGGAAGGTCCAGGCATTGGTCCTTCGTCTTACGGATAGAAAAATCTTTGATGGATTCTTGCAGCTCCTCAAGCCTTTGAAACCCTACGATCTGTTGAAAGCTGTGCGATCCCATGCGACGTGCCTGAGTAATGGCGTAGCGTGCGCTGAACGCATAGTAACTGCTGAAGCCGAGTAAGTTAGGCGACAGAAAATAACATTGGCTGTACAAATCCAGGGGGGCTTTTGTGATGGGAAATCCGGTAAGGATTCTTCGGTAGTCAGCAAGAGGTGCCAACTTGATTAAATGTTTCGTTCTCTTAGCTTTCGGATTCTTTATCGTAGTGGATTCATCAATGGCCATCATTACATCGTGAACAACCATAAACTCTTCCACAAACTTACACGCTTTGACAGTAGCAAACGCTTCGACGTTGACTAAAAAGATGTTTAGTATTCCGTCGCTGTCGCCTTCAACCATTTCTTTATAGTCTCTAAGCCATTGTTTTGTGTGGTTGGGCTGCCAAACCAAAACGTTTCTTTGTATGTGGTCCGGTAAATGTTTGTTGACCTCATGCACGTCCCAGTTTCTTAAATTGCCTTTTGGTGATACAATAAGAAGTCCAGTAATTTTTCCTTGCTCGAACAAAATACCGGCGTTGTCTAACAGAATTTTTGACTTACCAAGGCCCATTTCAAGGAAAAGTGCGTAAAGACTTTTGTGAGCACTCTTGGCTAAAGTTTCTCGTTGATGGTCGTAGGGTTCGGTTTTGTAATTATACGCTTCTATATCCATTATTTTCATATCCTTCGTTATTCGTTAAAATATTTCTTGCAATCTATTCTACTCATAGTATAAGATTAGTCAACCATGACGAGAGGACGAAAGAAAAAAACTATTTTAGAAATCTCCAGCAACAGACAAAAGGAATGGTTTATAAACTTCACCCCTCATCAGAGTTTCGGCGAATCTTTGGGACCGTTTAACTCGTTGGACGAATGTCTAAGATATGTTTACACTATCCTAGACTCGCCACAGTACAGTGTCGAAGTCGCAGAGGTCAACAATGAAGGCGTGATATTTTTCATTCCTGACTTTGAGATCGACTACAAGCCGAAGAAAGATAAACAAAATAACGTAACACCAATAGAACGAGGAAAGAAATGAAAGAACTATTTGAAGAGAGCATAAGAAAACAAGTAGAAAGCATCGAAGAAACAGACATCGAAAGTCTGAGTAAACTTTGCAAAGACCTACTTACACTTGAGGCAAAAATCGGCAACACCGAAGAACAACTGAGACGGCTCAAAGAGCAGTCCAGGGAACTCAGTGAACAAACCATTCCAAATAAACTTGCAGAGTACGGCGTTTCTGAATTGAAACTGTCAGACGGCTCTAGCATATCAGCAGAACCATTTTACAGCGCTCGCATCACGGCTCGCAACGTCGAGAACGCTCACAACTGGCTAAGAGAAAACGGACACGGTGACTTAATAAAGAACACTTTGACGCTTACTTTTGGACAAGGTGAGGATGAGATCGCTTCCGAATTGGCGGAGCTGCTTACGAAACAAGGCCACATGCCAGCAACGAAAGAAGCAGTTCATCCAAGCACCCTCCGTGCTTTCGTAAAAGAAAGAATAGAATCGGGGGACCCATCGTTTGATGTAGACACACAGAAAAACTTCTCTGTGTATGCAGGCAAACGCACAAAAATAAACCGTTGAATAAATAAAGAGGAAATAAGATATGGCAACGAAGAAAGGAAACGGGACATCCATAACGTCCCTATTTGAAAACATCGAAGAAAAAGGTTTCGGTGATCTCAGTACGGAAGACCTTCGTACTCCAAGAATCAGCATAATCCAGGCTTTGTCTCCACAGAGACAAAAGAATTCCAGTGATTATCTTGCTGACGCGGAAGAAGGTGATTTGTACTACAGTGGAAGCAGTGTCGCTATTAGTGGCGACGACGGCTTGTTATTTTTACCTTCTTACTATAGCAAAACACTCGTCGAGTGGGGCTTGCGTGAGAAAGGTGGAGGTTTCAAAGGCGTGCACCCAGCAGATTCCGACCTTTTAAACCGATGCACACGCGACAGCCAAGGGCGTATGGTTACACCAAACGGGGAAACCCAATTGACCGTAACCTCAAACCACTACGGCTTCGCGCTCGTTGATGACGTGGCACAAAAATGCGTCATTAATATGACAGGATCGCAACTAAAACATTCGCGTGCGTGGAACACTATGATCCAAGGTACAAAAATGAAAGGAGCAAAAGGCATGTTCACGCCTCCGGCTTACTCTCATTGGTACCGTCTATCCACACAAGTCGAGTCCAATGATAGAGGTAGCTGGTACAGTTATCACATCGTACAGGAGCGGGTGTTAGAAGAGAAAGAAACAGACCTTTTTGCAGAAGCAGAAGAGTTTGCTAAATTCGGATCTTCTGGTGCTTTGGATCAGCTAGGTGGCCCTAGCAAGTCTGTTAGCAGTCCTGCGTTGGAACAATCCGGTAACAAAAAGGATTGGGAAGACTAAAGAAAAAAGGAAGCCCCTCTATATTGTGTATAGACAACTAAACTATAATATTTAGTCCACGTTATTATGGAGGGGTTTTCCTAGAATCAAGGAAGCTATGTGAAAGAAACAGCAAAAATTTTGATGAGCGTTTTCTCTGGTTTAACAAGAGCACACGGAATATATGAAATAAGCGGAAAACAAAAAAACACCGCAAAAGGAATTAAAAAAGAAGGTAGAGGGAAAACTCTGCACCAACCAGTTACAACAGAGCTTTGGCAAAGACACATTGCCGGAGAGGTATCAATAGGTATTATTCCTTTAAGAGACGACGAGAAATGTTCTTGGGGGTGTATTGATGTGGACGAATATCCAATCAACACCAAACACATCTTGAAAACAATCAGCGAAATGCAACTGCCCCTTGTGCCCTGTATGACAAAATCAGGCGGGGTACACCTATTCATGTTTACCAAAGAGCCAATATCCGCCTATAAGTTTCAAAGCAAACTAGAAGAAATAGCCGCAGCAATGGGTCGTACAGGAGACGAAATATTTCCTAAACAATACGAATGGTCAAAGCAACTGCCACAAGAAAAACAAACAGGAAACTGGTTGAACATGCCGTATTTTTCCGGTGAAGACACTACTAGGTATGCGTTAAACGCGAAGGGAGAGGCCGCAGGAATAGAAGAGTTTGTACGAATTGTAAAAAGAAGATCAGTCACCGAAGAAGACCTAGACAAATTTGTTGCAGTAAAGAAGAGTCGCAAGAAGCAACTTGACAAGAAGAGCAGTCTTTGGGATGAAGCTCCTCCTTGTTTGGTCCACATGAAACTCAACGGAGTACCGGAAGGAACGCGAAACAACGCAATGCTAAACTACGGAGTGTTCCTAAGAAAGGTTTACCCTGAAGGCGAAGAATGGAAAGACAAACTACAAGAGGTGAATAAAACAGCTTGCACAAGCGCGTTGTCTCACAGCGAACTCAACACGATCATACAAAGCATAGAGAAAACAGACTACAAATATCAGTGTGGCAAAGACCCATTAAAAGGATTTTGCCAAAGTGGAATATGCATTACTAAAAGATATGGCATAGACGCTTCACAAAGAGAGCCTGTTTATGGAGGGCTTAGAAAATACATGACGGACCCACCTCTTTGGCACCTAGACATTGATGGACAGACCATTGTTTTAGAAACAAAACAACTACACAATTTTTCTATGTATCAACAGAAGTGTATGGAAGTTTTAAACATGTGTCCGCCTGACAAGAAAAAGTCAGATTGGGTGGCTCAACTAAACGCTTGGTTGCAAGAAGTACAGGTTGTTGATGTTCCTTCTGACATGACAAAACGAGGAGTTTTAAAAGACGCAATATATGAGTTTTGCAGAATATCAGAGTCTTCTTCTCGCATGGCCATAGTCTCTAGCGGTGTCTATAGGTACGAAGAGGACGGTATTAAAGAGTGGTGGTTTACAGGTAGGGACGCCGTGATATTTATACAAGAGTTTAAGAAAATGAGAAACATTAAAGAAGCCGAAGTGTTTACGCAGTTAAAAGAAATGGGAGGTATTAATACCTCCAAGTGGATTGACAAAGCTGTTGGCAATAAAAAAGTTTGGATCATGGATGTTAAAGAGATCCATGATGATGCTGTATCTTTGGATGATTTTAGGACAGAGGCGGAGAGCAAAGAATGGGAGTAACAAAATATTACGGTCCTCCAGGAACAGGAAAGACAACAACCTTGCTAAACATCATAGAAAAAAGCATTGATGGTGGAATGGCGCCGGAGCGTATAGCTTTTGTTTCTTTCTCTAAGAAAGCGGCCGAAGAAGGGAAGACCAGAGCACACGTTAAGTTTGGTTTAACCTTTGAAGAAATGCCTTACTTTTGTACGAGCCACGCTTTTTGCAAGAGAGCCATGGGAATATCTCATGTGGTGGGAGGCAGAGACATCTTTGATTTTCTAAGAGAATACGAGTTTAAGTTAACCAAAGAATATCCAAACAATGCAAGAGCGATCAGGTCCGTGGTCCAAGATCCGTATTTCGACATCATAGAACGAGCAAAAACAAACTGCCGATCTTTAAAAGAAGAGCGACTGTCTTTAGACGCGTCACAAAGAAAAGGCGTTGTACCACACATGCTGGAACCGATTTCAGAAGCGTGGGAAGAGTTTAGACTTTCTCGAACACCTGTGTTGTTTTCTTTTGCCGATATGATTGTAAGTTTTTTAGAAGACGGCACACCACCACCACTGGATCTTTTAATTGTGGACGAAGCACAAGATTTGGCAGAGTTGAATTGGCGCTTGGTTGACAAACTAGCGAGTACAACGGAGAGAACTTTTATTGCCGGAGACGATGACCAAGCCATTTATGAATGGAACGGCGCTAGGCCAGAAAGGTTTGTAAACTACGAGGGAAATAAAATCGTACTGAATCAGTCCTATAGGATACCAAGCACCGTGCATCCGATTGCAAAAAGAATATCAGAGAGAATAGTCTCTAGGGAACCAAAAGAATACAAGCCAAGAGAAGAACCAGGAAGCGTCAACAACGTTTCTTCAATAGACACGTTGCCCTTGGAAAAAGGAGAGTGGTTGGTTATGGCTTCTTGTGATTACATGCTGACCGACACATCAAAAGGATACAACATTAGAAAGTATCTAATAGACAACGGCTACCCTTTTGCGCACAACCACTACAGGTATATTCCTTTAAGAATGATTTCAGCCATTGAAACTTGGGAGAAAATAAAAACCGAGCCGGTCACTTTATCAGAGCTGGATGATTTGTATTACTACTTAGGAAAGCAAGGTGTAAAAAGAGGGTTTATAAGCAAGGTGGGACAAGACAAAGAACTAGGACACAAAGTAACTTTAGAAGAAGCCATGGATAACTATGGTTTAAAAGAAGAAATATTAGACAAAACATGGAAAGAACTATTTGACAAAAGCATAGACGTAGAACGAAAAGGATTTATTGAAAAAGCAATGAACAACAAAGAAGACCTACATGGAGAACCGCGTATTGTTATATCTACGATACACCAAGCAAAAGGCGGTGAAGCGGAGAATGTGGCTGTGTATCTTGATTTATCAAAAGCACAAAAACAATCTTCAACACTACAACCCGATGGGCTTCATAGACAGTTCTATGTCGCAGTTACGCGTACAATTGAGAACTTGTATTTCATAAAAGCCCAAGATGATTATTATAGGTACGTTATATGAGTTTTGTTTACAAACCCCCAACAGAATGGACACCACCGGATGTCTTTCCCACACAACTTTTAAAAGATGCGGAAGAAATTGCAATTGACTTGGAGACCAGAGATCCAAAATTAAAAGAACTAGGCCCTGGATACATTAGAGGCGACGGAGAAGCAGTGGGCGTTTCTATTGCTTGTGATGGCTTTGCCGATTACTTTCCCTTTGCACACGAGTCAGGGTTTAATTTTCCAAAGAAGCGAGTGCTGGATTTTGTTCGTGACGTTGTGTCAGAGAAACAAGACAAAGTGTTCCACAATGCAACATATGATGTGGGTTGGTTAAAGAACGAAGGCATAGACGTCAAAGGAAAGATTATTGACACAATGATTGTTGCACCTTTAATTAACGAGAACATGTATTGGTACACGTTAAATGCTTTGGGACAAGAATATTTAAAGGAAGGAAAATCAGAAGCAGAGTTACGACAGGCCGCAGAAGAGTGGGGCATTGATCCGAAAGCAGAAATGTGGCGACTGCCTTCTGCTTATGTGGGGACTTATGCAACACAAGATGCTGCACTGACTTTAAAACTTTGGAATCATTTTAAACTACTGCTTGAAGAACAAAATCTTTGGAACATCTTTGAACTAGAGATGAGAGTCCTTCCCGTGGTTCTTGATATGAAACAAAGAGGAGTACGAGTGGATGTCGAGAGAGCCTCCGTGCTCAAAAGAAAACTGGTTACGAGAGAAAAGAAAATTGTTAAAGAAATACTGGACGAGTCTGGCGTTAAAGAAGTTCAACTTTGGGCAGCAAACTCTTTGGCGAAAGTTTTTGATGCGATGGACCTATCTTATTCTAGGACACCCACAGGACTGCCTAGCTTTACCAAAGCGTTCTTAGAAAACCACAGACACCCCATAGCTCAAAAGATAAGAGAAGCCAGGGAAGTCAATAAAACACACAGCACGTTTATAGACTCTATTTTAAAGCACGAACACAACGGACGTATACACGCTGAGATTAGGCAACTAAAAGGAGAGTCTGGTGGCACAGTCACTGGTCGGTTGTCCATGAGCAATCCAAACCTACAGCAAGTGCCCGCGAGAAACAAAGAGATCGGTCCTTTGATCCGGTCTTTGTTTTTACCGGAAAAAGGAGAGCAGTGGTGCTCTGCTGACTTCTCTCAACAAGAGCCAAGAATACTGACACATTATGCCAGTCGTTCTCATTATGACGGAGCAGAGTCCGTTGCCGATGCCTATCAACAAGGAGACGCAGACTTTCACCAAGAGGTTGCGAATCTTGCAGGCATAGACAGAAAGACCGCTAAGACCATAGGACTTGGCATTATGTATGGCATGGGCAAAGGCAAGCTGGCAGATCAGTTGGGTGTAACAGTAGAAGAAGCCTCAGAGATACTTGCCAAGTTTAATACCTACACTCCTTTTGTTAGACAACTTGCAGATTCTGTAATGAGAAGCGCAAGTCAGAAAGGATATATTAAAACCATATTGGGTAGGCGTTGTCACTTTGATATGTGGGAACCGCTTAGATATGGAACAGGTAGGCCTATGAAATATAAAGAAGCTGTACACGAGTACAACGGAGAAATTAAACGAGCGTTTGTTTACAAAGCGCTTAATAAACTAATTCAAGGTTCGGCTGCTGATATGACGAAACAGTCCATGGTCCAATGTTTTGAGGCGGGGTACCCCCCTCTGCTTCAAGTACACGACGAACTGGTGTTTTCTGTTAAGAATAAAGAAGACGTCAGCGCCATCTGTAAGCTCATGGAAGGAGCCGTTCCCCTGGATGTTCCAAACAAGGTTGATGCCGAAGTTGGAAAGAATTGGGGCGATTCTATGATCGCAAAAAACCAAGATATATCTTAAAATATACTGTAAAATAGGAGTCGAAATGGACACAAAAAAATGGAAAAGTGTAGCAATACGCAGAGAAATCGTTGATATAGCCGCTGAAATCGGTGAAAAAACGGAAAGACCTACCAGCAATGTTTTTGCTTTCGCGGTAAAACGTTTGAAAGAAGACATGGAAAAAGGCAACCTCTCTGAAGTACCCAAGCAGTGAAGCACAAGATACTCTATGAATCACCGTATGAGTACGGTGTGTTCTCTAGTGAAGATCGAAAGAGCGGAAGGTTTTATGACTGCAATGGAGACAAGCTTCCTTCAGTAACCACTGTATTATCTGGAACAAAAGAAGGCGACTTCTTAAAAAAATGGATAGATAAAGTAGGAAAAGAAGAAGCAGAGCGTATTCGCCTTGAGGCTGCGGCCAGAGGCACATACATGCACAACATTCTTGAGAAGCAGATCATCAACGGCGATATTTGGGAATACAAGCCGGAGAACGCAGAGCAGAAAAGAGCGTTGAAGATGGCTTGCACAATCATGGACGAAGGGTTTCCTAACATATCTCAAGTGTATGGCTGTGAAGTTTCTTTGTATTATCCCGACAGGTACGCAGGCCAAGCAGATGTGATTGGCGTACATGACAACGATCTTTCTATCATAGACTTTAAGCAGACAAACAAACCAAAGCGCAGACAATGGGTTTGGGATTACTTTCAACAACTTGCTGCATACTCTTTAGCCCACAACGAACTGTACGGCACAGACATACACAAAGGCGTGATTATGATGTGCTCAGTAGACTGCTTGTATCAAGAGTTTGTTTTAGAAGGCAGTGAGTTTGACCGAGCTGCTGAAGCTTGGATGGATCGAGTAGAAAAGTTTAGTCTTCTGTCCAAGCAAGAGGAAGAGAACTGTGTTCACGAAGACTAATTCCTTTTAATTGTCTTTCCCTTCTTCTTAACTCGTTTTGAGGCCACACTCTTTTTAAATTCGACTCTCGTTTAACGTCATTAAACGTCTTTTTATACTTATTTGGCATCTTCCAAGGAGTAAATATTCCTTTTTTTAGATTGTTTGTAATATTCGTTTCAGTTTCTGAACTGGTGTACACCCCAGGAAGGTTTCCTAAACGGCTTAGTGCTTCTTTTATTTTTTTGGGGCTTGTTTCCATTATTTCGTACTCCTGTAGGTCGAAGTACAATTGTTTTTGAATATCAAACCACGCTACTTGAGCGTCTGTCCATTGATCTAGTATGTCTTGCGACGTGGCTTGTGTGTTCCACCTCACAACATCCATATTCGATGAAACGTGCATTTTAAAGCTCCCGTCTCTAATATTGGTAATGTTGTCTATTCTATAACCTATGCCCTTATTACCATCAACTTCACCTTCACCAATTCCAACAACTTTCAAAGCAGCGGGCATCTTTTCTATTTTCTTACCCGATGCGGTGTAGCTTAAATCTTGGTCCTTTGCAAAAGCTTTGTAAATATCTCTCATCTGCCTATACCCACCAGGACCCGCTTCATTCAAAATATATTTTGACACGACGTTGAGTATTTCTCCCCAATTATCCGTTTCGTTGTAAATATCTTTTCCGTTTTTGTCTTTGTTTCTTCTAATCTCCAGCACAGTGGCGGGAGCAATGGAGATTTTATAATAGGTTTCCATAAAATCAAAAAAAGCTTCAAAAACTCCTTTTACAGCAGCCTCTGGAATTGTCTCGTTCGTGTCTTCTGCGTCTTTCGTACTTTGCAGAATAATGTTTTTAGCCCTAAACAAAAAAGAAGTAGGAATAAGGTAGTCTAATAAAATAAACTTCATCTTACCGTCTTTGACACCACTGGTAGGCGCTCTTGACGAACCCTTTGCGTAATCCGGTCCAATCTTATCCGCGGCCTCTAATTCCTCGTCGTCAACATCGTAAATCCATTGTGCCCCTGCAATAATAGCGGGGATAAGTCCGACCATTGCAGCGTTTCCAATCACAGCCCGTTTCACCGCTTTACGATGAAAAGGTCTTTGATTCAATTGTTTCACATAAGGGTTTGTTGCCTGCCAATTACCGTCCGAATCTTTCACCGCGTTGTACACAACCTGTTCTTTGGGCAGACCCGCCTGTGCCATAAGTTTATCTGAAAGTTTAAACATGGTGTCTTTGTATTGCAGTTGTATTAAGTTTCCCGTTACCCTTATCATCTCGGTATCAAAAGCAATAAAATTACCCCAAGGAAGAAGTCGTATGAGCTTGGCAAAAGCACCTACATAATCGTAGTTTGGCATTGTGTTTCTAGTTAAGTGAGCAGCTAAATGTTTAATATAATCGCTTAAATTATCAACATTTCTGTACAGAACCGCCGCATTTGTACGATAGGTTCCCATATTGTTTGTTAAAGTGCTTGTGTATTCTCTTAACAAAGCCAGTTTCCATTCGTCGGTTACACCCAAGACCTTTCCATCTTGGCTATACTCCAACCCAGGCAGTTGTTCCTTTACTACAGGTGCCACAGGCTCTTTACCCACAGTCTCAACGAGTTCGGTCCCCAAGACGGGTTTTGATGGAGTTACGTCTATTGGTGGCATGTTTCTAGCGATTTCATCAAACCTATCCAAACTTCTTTTTATTTCTATTACATTTGCTCCCCAAGCCATTCGTTTAAAAAAGTCATCAATGCCTGTGTAAAAGGCCTTGGCTTTTCTCCAAACAGCCCCCACGGTTTTATCCACAGCAGCCCCTACACCCGTGACAGCCGTACTTCTAAGGGTTTCAGGATTAAACTTTCTGGTTGACATAAGAGCATGAACAATTTCGTCTAATGTGGTGTACCTTCCACTTGCCATTTCTTGACTTACTCCAAAGGCGTCACCGATATTAGGGTTGGTACTGGTTACACCAAGACGAGCAATTAAACGCATGTTTTCCCTAGCCTCTGTTGCATCCCCTGTAAGGTTTCCGTTTTTGTCGTATGCTACTCCTGGGAAAATCTCTTGGTTAATTGCTCTGAAAGACGACGCCCAATCACCTTGCTTTATGTGTCCTGCATTTGCAAACATAAGCCCCGCTCCCATAAGGTTTCTCGTTTGTGTTCCCGGACTGAGAATAATCATTATTCCTTGCACTCCTCCTTTGATTTGAGCAAACGATTTCCAAATGTGGATAGGCCAAGACATATCAGTTGCCTCAGAAGTAACTTGTGAGCTTATTTCTTTTGCAAAATCAGGGGTTGTAAAAAGACCGCTCAAAGGATTGGCTTCATCTTTAGCGATTGGCACAGTAAAAGGACCTATTTTTGAAACTGAGAACATCATTTCTCCAGGCATATAATTGGTCCTTAAAAGATCTCTATAATAATTTTGTTTTGAAATAACTCTTGAAACCCTAGATATAGTGGACGCTATCAATAGCGTAGGATCGGTTACTTCACCCAAAGCCTTTCTAATAGGAAGAGGAAGCTTGTGCCGTTGTTCTAACATTTGTGTAACAGTAGGAAGACTTTGACCTTTTTCGTTGGAGAAAGTACCTTTTATAGTTCCTGGAAGAATTTGCGAACTCATGCTGGAGTTTTGCTGCTCACGACCCCAAAGATTGTTCATAGCATCTATTGCCAACTGCCTTCCTTTTTCTCCTTCCCAATCAGGATCTCCACGATTTTGTTCTTGAAAAGCTGTTACTCCGGCCTCAAAAAGTTTTTTAGCCGATTTAGACCCCAAAAATCTCATACTAAACTTAGGAGCATAGTTTAAACCCGGCTCATTTACGCCGTAAGAAGTGGTCACATAAGACCCAAGACCCTCTTCTATAGCTTTTCTTCCCCCACCTTTTTCTCCGTCTATGTCCCCCAACAGCTCTCCTGGAAACTCGTTTAAAAGTCTTGAGCTAAAAGCATCTATTGTTGATCGAGCGTTTCTCACGGCTCTTTGTAAGGCTTTTGTAGGAAGCTCTTGAATCGCCGCTTTAATAGGCTTGCTTCCTTCAAGAAGAAGGTTTAATTCGTTTATTTGTGCCTCGTAATTAGCCAACTGTTCTGGCGTTGAAACCACTCCTTTACTCATGTTTGTTTTCAAACGGTTTATTTCTGTTTCTATAGCAGCTCTTTGTTGTGGATTAGCCATAAAACTATAGGTAGTGTCTCTTAATATAGCTCCGGTTTTTGTGCGTATCTCTTTTTCTGCGTCCAAATATTTTTTCCATCTAAAAATGTTTTTCGGATTAAATCTCCCTTGAGTGTCTCCTTTAAGAACTTGTTCTTTTGCCGCGTTTATAATGGCTACTTCTACATCGTTTGCAAGATTTTTAGCGTCTCTATCAGCTTGTCTCTCAAAGGCTTCGACCTGCTTCTTTTTATGAAAAGTGACATAGCCTAATCTTCCCGCTGGTCTAAACCAAGAGGAAATTTTTCCTTTTCCTTTTGTAAACCAACTTCTTTGGTACTGAGGCATCGCTGTGCCAACAGTACCTAACTGAGTCACTTTAATATTAGGTATTGAAGAAATGGGATCTACCACAAGTTCTTCTATGGTTTTACCTTTCCAATTTTCTGCGTTTTGCCAATCAAATATAGGCGATACTCCAAAGGGACTTTCCATATTGACAGCCACTAATCGACCTAAGTTTTTAACTCTTTCCGTTTCTGTGTCACTAAAATCTTGGTCAACCCCTGCTCTGTCTAAAAGGTTGTTATACTCTGGCTCCTCTAAAAGCTCTCTTTGAAAAAATATTGTGCCTTGTGCTTCGCCGTCTTCACCGTAGACAACGGCCCTTGCTTTACGAGCATTACCATCGGGTGAAACTTCTTTAATAAAGTTGGGGTTGGCCTCAAAACCTTTCGCGCTCACCGAAGTATCTGGGAGAGTGTGTTCAAGAGGACCAACGCTTTTCTTTTTTTTCATTCTAGCGTTTTCTAAAATCATCATTTTCTCAGCTATTTTCCCTGCTAAGTCTGTATTAGACATTTTAGTTGTGTCGTCTACCGTATATAAAAAACTGTATTGATCTTCTAATTGTTTTCTAGTGTATCTATCGGTAATATCTTTTACATGCTCTCTAAATTCGCCTTTGCCACCCAATGAATAAGAGATGGCTCCTGTGGTTTGTTCGCTGTGAAGACGTGTAGCACTAGCATGAGCCAGAGCGTTTATCATTTGTGAACCATAATCGCCCTCCACTTTTTGCTTGTTGTAATACTCCGACTCAAAAGCCGCTGGAGAAAAAGAAAAGTCTCCTTGTCTTTCTGCCCAATAAGTAAACTGTTCCCAAGTTTTCTCTGGAGAACCCATATCAAACTCTCGCTGTATGTAGTCAAAAACCTGTTGTCCAGACAACCCCTCAAGTATGTTTTTTTGTTCGTTAAACCTATCTTCAAAAGTTAGCTCGCTTTGAGCTATGTCCTTGGCCTCGTTATCAGAAACTATTTTACTTATATTAGCCTCCATTTTTTCTTTGACTTTGTTAAACAAGGTCTCTTTGTTGTCAATGGGTAAAAAACTGATTTTAAGTTTTTCCGCAATCTCTTTTAAATGACCAATGTCTAAACTATCAAAATTCCCTTCTTGTATTTCCGCCAAAACTTTTGGTCTAATAACAGTCATGTCTTCTTGAGTTCCGTCGATTCTGCTTTGCTCTTTTCTTTTTGACATGATCTCATCTAAAACTCTTTTTTCAGCCATAAGAGCATGGTTCTTATCCTGCTGTTCTTGGTTTTCTTTGAAAGCGGCTTCCCTTGCTTCTTTTGCCTCTTGTCTTTGTTTACTTGAAGTGGTTGTTTTAAATAAAGTGGGGCTTTCAAAAGTAATTTCAGAAACCAAGCCAGACGCCAAACCAGTAAAAGGATCCCTGTTGGGGTCCACATAATGTTTAGCTAAAAGATTTCCAGAAATATTGTCCCCCGCTTCTAACCCTCCTTGAAGCATGGACTGAATAATAAACTGTTTTACAGGCTCGGTGCTTCTCCCAGCCAAGGAAGCAGGAACCGAAGCGGCACTGATAACCATGCTAAGACCAGATGCCTTTATTGCGTAGTCTTCTGCACCTTGCTCATCGCCAGGGTGCGCTTCTAGGTATTCATAATAAGCGGGGCCAAAAGATTGAGCGTAGACGGCAAGACCCCCTCCTATAGTCATACCAGGGATAACTCCAGCAGGACCGGCTGCCACAAACCCTGCAGCTCCTCCCGCCCCTATTCCAGTAAAAAAGGGAAGAGAGCCCGCGATACCTTCTCCCAAAGACTTAGCCCACCAGTTAGGGTCCTGTAGGTTTTTAAACTGAGTGAGTCCTTCGTCTCCATACTTAGACTCGTAAACAACTTCTTGGGTCTCGTCTTTTAGGGTTTCGATTTTTTCTGCTCTATCCTCGTCTTCAGAAACAAGTTGTCTAGTTTGTGCGTACGATAATTGATCTCCTTTCCAACCTTTACCAAAACTTTTAGCAAAAATTTCTGGTATGTTATAAGACGCAACAGGATAAGGTAGGTCGCCTACCTCGATATATTTTTTGTCGGGTTCTTGCTCCCCATCACTAGAAACTTCTTGATCAGCTTCAGACGCGGCTTTATTAGCAATCGCCTCGGCTAGTGCTTCTTCGTTTCTTTTTTTCTGAGCTTCAGATAGGCCCATAGCTTATTACTCCGCCGATAAGTCGAGGGCTAAAAATTCGGAGATATAAAAACCTGGATTGGTTGTTATATCAAAAGTGTTTCCTCCTATTTTCTTTTTATGTCGCAAGAAATCCGCAAAAGTCATGGCTTGATCAACTTTTTCTCCTTCCACATCCACCTCAACATCTCTCACTGAGTCAAGATACCCTGGAAAAACTTCGTCAAGAACCTCTTGTTTTCCATTCAGTGCTAAATAAACCTGTATAAAAGGAACTTCTTCATCTGGATTCACACCCCCTTTCCTTGCCGCGCCTTCTGCTAGGTCCACCCAATCTTTAGTTGTGATAGGCGCTGGTTTGGGTTTTAGAACGTATTCTTTTTGAAAAGCAGACATTGTATTTCTGTTTGTAGGAGATTGTCCCGTTCTAACTGCGTATTGAAGGTAATCCATCTCATCAGAAAGAACTTTGTCTTCAGCTACGGCTTGGTTGGCTCTATATGCGTTCATCTGCTCGACAAAACCACCGAAGCCTCCTTGCATGGTTAAAGGCATTTCAGCAGATTTTTTCGCCAATTCTCTACGATCTTTAATAATTTGGTTAACTCTTCCCAACATTTGTGTCTGAGCTTCGTTAACTCCGACCGAAGAACTTCCTCCCTGCTGACCCAAAAGAGTGGATTCTATCCACCTTTGTTTTTTGTCTTCGTCGTAGCTTTTCCAAAATTCCCAAGGAATCGTTATACCATATTTATCAAGATCATCTTGCGAATTAATCAACCCCACTAAACTTCCGTCTTGCATACCGGTAAACGCACCTTCTTGCATCTCAGGAGCTGTTAACATATTCCGGAGTTCTTGAACAAAGCGTGGTGTCAAAAGCTCTTCTTCGGGATGCACAATATCAATGTTGAAAGCTTTTTTTATTTTTCTCAACTCGTTTGAATAAGTAACATTCATTCCTTGTAGATAGTTTTCTATCTCTTTCATGTCTTTAGTTGTAGAAACAAAGCTTGTTATCTCATCATAAAACTCTTGTTTAAGCATAAAGAGAGCATCTTCAAAGCTCTCAGGTCCTTGGTCCATCGTCATTGAATCTTCCATAGAAGGACCCATAGAAACAGTTTCTTTTACATCACTGACTGAAGGACTTGTGGTACTTGCCATGGTATTAAGAGCCATGTTGATGTCTTGATCGCCTTCTTCAAACAAAGGCGTAGGCACAACAGGTCCGCCGATTTGATAACGGTTGCCGTCCATGGCTTTTTCTTTCTGATCTTGGGTCATCTTGTCCCAAATAGAAAACATTCTTTTGCGTTCCGTAGGCGTTGCACCGACTGCACCAACAGCTCCCCCACCTCTGTAGCTAGGATAAGGTACAGATCCTCCGCTTTGCATGTCGACGGCGGAAGAGAACATTTTACGTCCTTTCCAATTCATTAAACCATTCCAAAAAACTTCATGTAATTAGCAAGACCACTGCCCGCTTGAGGATTCCAAGTGGT